TCCGGGCTTGTAACATTCGGGCGGACGCTTGCCGGGTTGGTTTTATATGCACCGATCCCACGACGAAATACGGCCGTCAACATGCGAACCGTGACGCGCTTCGACGGCGTGTCACCGTGTTCCTCGTTGTGTTCTTCGACCTTGTTGGCGATACCCTTCGCCGCGCTGTCGGTCACTTCCTCGGCCCGTTCTTCGCCGTCAATGCGGTCTAGGCTGGCGGCCTTACCCCGCGCCCACGATTGACCGGGATCGCCTCCCCACGCCGCCCACGCCACGCGGCCGGGAGACGGGTAGCCATCTTCACCGGGCCGGAAGCCCTCGGCCTCTTTATCGACCTCGTGACGGCTGAAAAAGCTGTGCATGCGGCGGACGGTCTCTGGCGATAGCTCTTGCCTATTCACGAGCTGCCGAGCGCGTGCGACCGCGACATCGGTGCCACCCTTCTCACCCTCGGCACGCCAATCTAGGAAACGCTGCGCTTCCTCGGCCATTGCCTCGGTCGGCGTCAGATCAATGGTCTCGCCTTTATACGTCGCCATCCGCCTCGCCTCGTTCGATGGTTGGCTCCGCTGGCAGTTTAGTGCCGAAAGGTTGGAAAGCTGTGTCGATCTGATACCTATCGGCAAGCTCCCTCTCTCGGTCGATCTGCTCAAACACGTCTTCTGTGTCGCGCCCGTAGTGCGCGTGTATGTCTTGCAGGCTGACAATCCCATTGTTGAGAGCCAGCACGTTTGCAGCGATCTCTTTTTGCGGATCAACCCAATTAAACCCGCGCGGGCGATAGATCACTTGATCGGCGAAAAGATCGTATTTTGTCATAGGCAGATTAATCCGGCCCACCGTCATCGCCATCTCCAGCCACGCCCGATAAACGTGATCGATGAAATGATCGACCATAAATTTCTGCATCATCTTGAAATGGTCACGATCTTCCAGCGTGCCCTGCCGGATCGACGAATAGCTGACGCCCTCAAGATTGTTGGAGAGCGACACATAACTGACACCGAGGCCCGACGAAATCGACCGCAAAATCGCCTTCTCGAACTCGGCGAAAGCTGTGGTCGGATGCGCCGGATCGAAGGCTTCAAAGGACATGCCGGCAGGCAGTTGGGTAAACGTACCCGGCTCGGCCTCCATAATCGGCGCTTGCTGATCGTAATCATCGCCGACAAATCCATCGCCCTCCGGGCTTGTGAAAAATCCCATCTTTGACGCGGCAGTGCGGGCTGCGACCAGCTCGGCCTCTTGGTAACCGTCCAGCATTTTCAGCTTCGACAAAACCGTCGCCATCGGCGGCACGCCGCGCGTCTGGCCGGGACGCTCTTGTATGAAACAGTGGATGATCTCATCGGCCGGCACGCGGATATGCTGGCGCTTTGTCTGTAGCCCATAGGCGTGATCGTGATGCGGATGATCCTCGAAAAGATGATAAGCCACCGGCCGACCAGTGCCTTTTTCAATCTCGACGCCCATCCTGATCTCACCACCCTCGACGCGCTGATCGTACTCTTCATCGAGATAATCGGCCTCGATGAATTGCAGGGTGAAACCAAACGGATTGTCGCGCGGGTTTTTGATCTTTTTGATTAGCACTTCGCCGTCGCGGGCGAGCGTTTCGATGAATAGTCGTTGCGCCTGTACCCACGACAGTTTGCGGTCAGCGGTGCAGAACCCCGGCCGGCCCCACGCCTGAAACGCACGCTCAATGATGCGATTGCCTACGCTGTCCAGCGATCCATCGTCATTTCGCTTGCGCACTTGCATCTGGACGCCGGTGTCGCCGACGACATTGGTCGCCATTATCTGCAAGTAGCGACGGGCATATGGATGATTGCGGCTAATCTCACGGCAACGATCTCGCAAAATGCGAAGCGACGGCCGGATTTCACTATCGGCAGATCTGCTGCTCGTGATGAAATCGGCGAACAATCGGCCGGTGTTTGCGCCGTAATATGAGCGTTTGGCCAATTTTTTTGCCGGCTTTGCTTTGAATAGGTCGAGCATGCCCATTTTAGAACCTCACCAAAATCGTTGCGCCGGTCTTTTCACCGTTCTTTGCAAGCTCCACCTGTAGCTCTTTGGCGTATTCCTTGCGATAGAAATCACGCGCCCGGATCAGATCATCGAATGACATTTTGGTCAGGCTGCGCCCGTTGATGCTGTAGCTTGCAACATCGGCGTCGGCTTTGCCCTCTAGGATGCTTTCGATCTTATCGACCATAATCTGCGCGTGGCTGCGCGGATCAACGTTATTGACGTCCAGATCGTGATGGACGTCAAGCGTGCCACGATCAACGACTATGCGGTTGCCGCTAGACGTCTCGGTGATCTCTAGCTGCCAATGATAGTGGCCTTGCTGGAACCCTGCACTCGTCGCGCTGTCGATGGTGAAAAGATAATAGGTCGATGCCTCAGTCGCGGCGACGTGCCACTCGTCGTTCCCGCCGTGCGCCAATCGAGCCACAAATGTCGCCGAATGAGTAGCGACCGGGTAGTCGCCGACGATATCCTCGCGCTTCCATTGCACGAAATCGCCGATCACAAACTCATGAGGCTCAGTTGTCGGCGCATTGGCCGCATCAAAGAGATTGGACATTAGCGCCACCCATTAACAAAGCCGCCGGGTTGGCGGCGACGACGGAAAACATCAGGAACAGGCGCGGGTTGCGATTGCTGCGGCTCATCTGGCTGCGCTACGCGACGATCTGCGATTGCGTTTAGGTTAAGGTTCAAAATGGCCAGCGCCCCAATCGCATATACCCGGCAGTCCAGTGCCTCATTCCTCGTGCGGGTTTTCACAAATTCACGCCGGGGGAAACCTTTGTGAAATTTCGTGACAATCTTTTCCGATGCTGCAAGCTGTTTGAAATACTCATCAGGCCGATCATCAGGAAAGTGCATATACCCTGCTCCCGGCATTGTAATCTTTAACCGGGAAAATATCAATTCTTTGGCGGCATCGACGCCCACGGTGAATAATTTGATCTTGCCGATGTTGTTCCTAGTGGGCCGGCTGACGATTGGCCTGTTTTCGCCGGCCATACCCTTGATCGCAAAAATGCGCTTGCCCTCTCGCGGCCGGACGTAATTATAGACTGCTTGCGTGTAGTGACCGCCACTATCGATGCAGGCTGACCGAATGCCTAAATCACGCCCGTCCTCGGTGTGGAACGTCTGCGACAGGATCGCATCCAAATCCTGCCACAGTTGCGGCGTTGATGGATCACCATATAGCGTGCGGTAATCCAATCACCAGCTTTCCTCGTCTCGGCCCCATCCGACGATTTCCAATTCAAGGCGATCATCCTGCACGTCAATGCCCGCAGTGACTAGCACGACATTTTCATCAACCTCATCACCAAACGTCTCAGCTCGGTCGGCGACGGCGTAATCGTCAACACGCTCCCCCTGATCCTCCCACGTCTCCGCTAAATACACATTGGTCCAGACGCGCAAGGTTTCCGGCAGTTTTTTGGCTGACAAGAAATCACGAACAGCATCGGCAAGTGGTGTCCAGGGCGAATAAATCCCGTTGATGTGAAACCCGGCCGTTCCTGTAAATGCTTCTGTGGCGATCCAATAGCCCTTGCGCACTGCGCGATTGCGCTTTGCATCATCCCAACACGATCCGCATTCTTCGCAGACGTAGGTGGCTGTCTCTGGCCGATCCTTCTCCCATTGCACGCCTGACCATTTCAACGTCTGCTCGTGCCCGCAATCCTCGCAAGGCACAAAATACCGGCGCTTGTCGCTTTCCTCGAATGCCGCCTCAATGCGAGATGCGCCTTTGTTGGTCGGCGTCGAGACCATCAATATCTTGCGGTTCCAAAATGTCGCCGATCTTTTGCGGGCAAGTTGGATCGGATCTCCCTCTGATCCTGCGCTGGCCGGGTAGCGATCAACCTCATCGCATAGTACGATCCTGATCGGTCGGCTGGCGAGGCCGGCGGCGCTGTTTGATCCGACGAGGCTGATATGCCCACCGGGGAAAACCTTGTGCGTCGTCGTGTTGTTGGCGTCCCGGCTGCGCGGATCTTTCACCTTGCCTCGAAGCTGCGGCGTGTCGCGGAGCATCGGCGCGAGACGGTCTTTCGAGAACGATTGCGCCATATCTAAGGTTGGCTGAACGACAAGGATCGGGGACGGATCGTGGGCGATATGATAGCCGATGACGTTTAGCACCATCTCAGTTTTGCCGACCTGTGCGCCGGCCATAACTACGACATCGCGATTTCGCGGATCACTGATCGCATCCATAATCCCGCGCTGATAGTTGGCGCGGGCTGTATGCCACTTTCCGGCCTCGGCACTAGCCTCCGAGCTTAGCCGCCTTTCGCGGTCGGCCCACTCCGCGACGTTTAGCCGGGGCGGCGGCTTCAACACTGCCATCGCCTCCGCTATCACCGCCGACAGTGCGTCCTGCGTGTTTTTGTGGTTTGTAGGCTGATAACTCATCGAGCGCCTCTGTTACCTGTCCCTCTAATATATTCTGGATGACATTGATTTCAGTTTCCACCGCGCACATCGGAGCGCAGATGGTCGGCAAGGCCATCATCTTTGCCTTCATCGCCGACAAGACATCGCCCCACGCGGCTTTGACATCATCGGCGCTAACCAGCTCTCGTTTGGCTTTGAGCAATTCAAGCTCGGCAAGCTCGGCGTCCGCAGTCATTTTTCGCGCTCTGGCGGCGTTGTAATCAGGCTCGTCGATTGGTGGCCGACCGGGCTTTCGCTTTGTTTCTGCCATTGTAAACCAGATATCAGTTAAATTCTGTCGCTAGGAAAATGTTGCGGTCGCGCGTTACC